CCTTCCGGTTGAGCAGCTTGCGGAGATATTCAACGTCCGGCAGCTTCCCGCGGCTGCGCGACTGGTTCGCAACCTCGACGAGTTCGCCAAGAAGGTCGAGGAAAACTCGACCCAGATCGACGGCGCAACCGACCGCGTTGCGGAGCGGATCAACCGGACGGTCGAAGGCGAGGCGCTACAGCTCAAGTCGACGTTTGCCGAGCTGGCGTTGCAGTTCGACGACACGACGGGTCTTACCGATGGGCTCAATGGGGGGCTTCGCCGCCTCAATTCCTTCTTCCGCGGAGCGGCCGGCCTTGATGACAATGGTCGTCGACTGGAGCGATCGGTCGACAAGCTGATCGACTCGACGGATGACGCGAGCTCGACCATCCGCACATTCAGCAATCAGCTAGGCGAGACGATTGGCGGGTCGACTTCTCTGGTGGCAGGCAGCCTGTCGTCGAGCTTCGGCGCGTTCTTCGATTCGGTGTTCGGGTCTGGGTCGCCGCAGAAGCAGCCTGGCGCGTCGGGATCCGGGGCGTCGGGTCCGATACCGCGGGCACCCACCGTTCGGGTTACCGCATCCGGGGCGACCCAAGGGGCTGACCCAGCCGTATCCCAGTACTACGACGTGGTTCGGGCGCTCCGCCAAGAGGAGCAATCGCTACGGCTCTCAGGCGCAGCCCGCGAGGCATACAACGCCACCCTTGCAGCTACCAGTAACGCGTATCCGCAGGTTGAGTCCGGGATACTCCGCCAGGTCGAGGCAATTCGCCAGCTCGACCGCGAGAATCGGGCTTTCGACGGGATCGCGCGGAGCATGACCAACTTTGCAGAGGATGCCGTATTCGCCGCAGACAGCGTTGAGGATTCAATGGAGCGGATGTTCGAGAGCATCGCCCGCATCGGCCTTCGGGTAACGGCGCTCGAGCCCTTGGAAGACGGCCTCCGCAGCTTCCTAGGATCGTTTCGCGACAGCTTTGGCACCACTCCACGCCAAGCCGACGTTCCCGGCGGCGGGTGACGCATACCCATGACCTTCCACGACGTAGAATTCCCGCTCAAGTTTCGGAGCCAGACCGAGCTTGGTCCGTCGTTCCGGACGAACGCGCACGAGACGGGCGGCGGAACTCGGTATGCGAGCGCCCAGCGCACGAAGCCGCGACATCAATTCGACGTGAAGCCGGGGAGCATGACAGCCGATGACCGGATCGCGTTCGTCAACTTCTACAACGCGCGCCGCGGGTCGCTGCATTCGTTCAAGCTCACTGATCCGGTCGACTACTCAACGCATTCGGATTGGCAGACCGCCCCGACCACATCAGACGGCCTCGTCAACCTCGGATCCGGCGACGGTTCGGCTACTCAGTTCCAACTCAAGAAGGTCTACAGCTCCGGCGGCTACACCACCGAGCGGCCGATCGTTCTGCCATACGCGTCTAGCGTGGTGGTTCAAGTCAACAGCGTCACCCAGACGGTCACGACGAACTACACGGTCAACAGCCTGACCGGGGTCGTCACATTCAACACCGCGCCGCCGTTGGGGCACGCGGTCGATGCTGGCTGCCAGTTCTACGTGCCGGTGTATTTCGGCATCGACCTAGACCGCAAGCTAGGCATTCAGGGGCAGCGAGCACTCGCAACGATCGGCTCGATCCCGATGCTGGAGCTGCCCAACGATCTTCCGGTGGTCGACATCGGATACGGGATGGGGGCGACGGATTGGACTGGCTCAAGCCTCGCAGCCAACGCGACGTTCGACGTAGCCAACGGATCAACGCAGGTATGGAAGAACACGTCGGGCGGCGGGCTCAAGGTGATCTTGCCGAGCAAGGATTCGCTCGATCTCGGGGCCGAGCTGAGGGTCAAAAACGACTCGGCGAGCACTAGCGGTATCACGGTCCGCGACGAAGAGGCAACCACCGATCTCGACACGATCGCAGCCGGATCGACCGCGATCTGCATCCTGACTCTGAATAGCTCGTCGGCCCGCCAATGGGTGGTGGTCTCCTGATGGCTCGCGCCCAATCAGCCGAGTATTGGGGCGGGGCGGTCTACTACGCCAGCGGGACAGACCACAACGCACACCCGCGGCTTGCGTCAACCTACCGCGTCGAGGGCACGACGGGGGAGAGCCTCATTCTGCCGAAGCCCGGTGACATGAAGGGGGCGGAACGGTTCTGGGTCATCAACGAAGGCCCGGACACATGCGAGGTTGTCGATAGTTCGGCTGTGTCGGTGTGCGACGTAGACGCTGGCGATGCGTGCGTGATCTTCCCTGACGGATCGGGCGGGTGGCTCGTGGGATCTAGCTACACGGTGCAACACCCATGACCGTCGCTTTCAATGGCATCCTGCACAGCACGGCCCGCGCATGGGTGAGCTGCTGGAAGATCACCCGCGATGATGGGGACATCATCCGCGTGGCAGGATCGGACGTGCCGATCTGGATCGGGTCGGAGGAGTTCTTGCCTTCTCCCGATGACTCGAGCCCGATCGACAACGGCGGTGGCGCAGATGCTCGAGCGGTGATGCGTCAAGGGTCGCTCAAAGAGCACGCCACCATGGTCGAGGGCTTGGTCGCTTCCGACTACATCACCGAGGAGGACTTGCAGGCCGGTCGCTACCGAGGCGCGAGAGTCGACCACTACATCGTCGACGCGCGATATCCGTTCGCCGGCCAGATCGCCAAGCGGTGGAAGATTGCGGACATCCGGTTCGGGACCGATGGCCGGTGGTCCGCCGAGGTCGTGTCTTGGGACACAGCGCCGCTTGCGGAGAAGGTCGGCGAAGTCACGTCGGCGACGTGCCGCAACAAACTGTTCGGAGCATCGGGCTGCGACACCTGCGGCCGAGACCGCACGATTGGCGGATCCGATGCTTTGGTCCGCGGGGAATGGCAGATCGGCATCGCATCGGGCAACTATCCGACTGTGTCCGTGGTCACGAATCAGCGGGTGATCCGCGTTGCGCTGCCCAAAATCGCGGTCTCGGGGTTCTCGACGGCCACGGTCGGCGGGGTGCTCCACCAGATCGTCAGCCACGCCAGTAATCACTACCTGTGCGGCACGACGACTACCGCAGGCACCGATTGCAGGATGCCTGTGGCGATCCGCGAGCACGCGACGGGCGCAGTCAACCGGATCTACACCGGAGCCGAAGTCGTCGACGCCACGTCATGGCGAGCCCCGTGGACATCGGCATCGGCCTACTCGACGGACGGCTATGCGTCGTTCGAGCCGGAAGCCAACTGGTTCGACTACGGACGGGTGATCTGGCAGACGGGTAACAACGACAGGCTCGAAGTCGATATCGACGCATCAGGAGCTTTCGTCGCGGATGTCACGGCGTCGTCATCCGGTTACATTGATCTCACGTTGAGTGACGCACCTCCACTTACGATCCAAGTCGGTGACACGCTGACGCTCGAAACGGGGTGCGATCATGAGATCGGGACCGGATGCTACAAGTTCGCCAACGCTGTCAACTTCCGCGGCGAGCCGACGATGAACTCGGCTGCCGAGCTGCTGGAGACCCCGAATGCGTCCTGACATCGCCAACGCTGCGATCGAGCTGATCGGGACGCCGTTCCGTCATCAGGGCCGGTCGCCCGGCGTCGGTGTCGATTGCGTCGGCGTCTGGGTCTGCGCGCTGCGATCTTGCGGCGTCGAGGTCGAAGACTGTGCGACGTATCGCCGATTGCCTGACTCGAAAGAGTTGCTGCGGCATATGCGGTCACAGTTCGGCGAGAAGCGGTGGCCGGTTGTCGGGGATGCCGTCGTGATGCTTGCCCCGCGGCATCGTGAGCCGCGCCATCTGGCGGTCTACATCGGATCCGGGATGGTCGTGGACGTGGTCGAGGGCAAGAAGGTCCGACGCCGGTCGTTCCTGCCATCGGATGTCGTAGCCGCTTTCAGCGTGCGGGGTGGTGACTGATGGCTGGCATCGCAATAGGCGTCGCCGCCGCGCAGTGGGGCGGCCTTGGGGCGATCGGGTCCACCTCGGTTGCAGGCATCCTGGGAGGCATCGCCGGGAGCTACGTTGATTCGGCGTTCCTGATGCCTGCGCTGTTCGGGCAGGACTCCTCCGGGCCAGCTTACGGCGGGCTCAATCTGTCAGCGGCGGATGAGGGGTCCCCGATCTGGCGGGTGCATGGTGAGGCGATCCGCGTTCCGGGGCTCGTGCTGCACGTCAACGAGCCAAGGGCACAAAGTCAGACCAACCGGCTCGGCAAGCGCGGCGAGACGACCACGCGCACGTGGTATACCGACTGCGTGATGGGGTTCGGCAAGGTCTCCGGGACATCGGATAACTACGTAGAGCGCGTTTACGTGAACAACACGCTGGTGATCGACCAGCGGGCTGACGTGAGCGCGGAGGTCTACATCGGGCAAACCGACGTGGTCGGCGTCGGGACCGTGGCCGGCGTCGTCGCAAACTACGACGGGTATCTGAACGTCTTCGGCGGCGGCTTTGGCCTCGCGTCGCTTGAGACATCGCCGAGGATCGACCGGACAGTTACCTACTCCAGCCATGTCGCTAACGCGAACGAGCTAGTGCTGGTCACGTTTGTTGAGGACCACGGGATCTCGCCCGGCAATACCGTCCAGTCGAAGTGGACCGAGACCGGCAGCGGCGCAAGTGGCATCTGGGGAGTGAAGCGCTGGTGGAGCTTGCTCGCGCACCCGACGGACCCGAAGCGGGCATACCTGGCATACCTATCAACGGTCGGGGTGTCCTACGCCCCGCCGGCAGGCACGTCGTGGAGTGTCGAGATTGCGTCGCCGTTGGCCGAGACTGGGCTAGTCGACAACCTGACAGTCTTCGACCCTGCTGGAAAGGATCTGGAGATCCAGAACCCGACCCGCGGAACGCGTAGCTGGCCGATCTATGACGCTCGCGAGCTGCCGAACGGCCGCTATCAGGTTCGGCTCTATCCGTCGATTCCCGGGGATGACGGCGACATCCGAGGCCGGCAGATATTCGGTGTCAGTCCTAACCCGAACGCCATCGTGTGGCATTTGCTCGCGCCGGAGCGGACCAAGTTCACGCTGACGCAGGAACCCACGCCATACAATCTGAGCATTCTTGAGGGCGGACGCTCTCAAGTCGAGTTCGGCTATGGGCTCAGCCAGACCGCTGGCGGCACAGGCACCGCGGACCAAGTCCCGATGCCGAAGCTCGTCGAGTTCGTCGGCGAGACGCTGGCTCCCGGTTATCGGGACATGTTCGCGCTCGCGTTCGAGGACTGGAACCTGTCGAGCACCGGGAACGCGCTCGGCAACCCAGAGGCTGTAGTCAGATGCGACGACACCACGATCGGCGAGGTGGTCACGAGCATCTGCGCGACGCACGGGATGGACACGTCGCGCCTCGACGTATCGGGCCTTTCGGGGACCGTGCGGGGCTACCGATACAGCGGCGTCGTCGATGGCCGCCAAGCGCTCCAGCCGCTGATCCTTGCCTTCGACATCCGCTCGCGCGAGACCGGTGATGGCGTCGTCCTGTTCCACACTGAGGATTCACCGACCCTGACGGTCCCCGAGGGTGATTGGATCAGCGACGGCAGCAGCCCGCGGCTGGCATTCAAGGAACGCAACACTCAGATCAGCCTCGGCGCGGTCCAGGTCAAGTTCCTCGACGCGAACAAGGATCAGGCACCCGGCACCGTGACCGAGGTGCGCCAGTCTGGCACCGGCGGCGAGGTCCGAGTCCTGGCGCTGGACAACCTCGTCCTGACGGCCAGCGAAGCCCGCGAGATCGCTCGCCGCGTCCTGCGGCAGACCAAGGCGCAGCAGTTCACCGTCGAGGGATGGCTACCGATGCCGTATTCGACGCTGTCCGAGAACACAGTCATCACCACGACGGTCAACAGCCGCGCATGGCGCTTCCGTGTTACGCGCGCTGATGTCGGGGCCAACTTCGCAGTCCAGGTCTACGGGCTACAGGAGGAGGTCTACACGTCGTGACGGACCGGATCACATCTCCGACGGCGGTCGATGCTGTCGCATTCAGCGGGGTCTCATGGCGGCACGGCGAGGATGGCGAAAGGGGGATCTACGTTTCAGCGGCACCTCGTGGAGACGGAAACAGTTTCGTCGGGGCCGAGGTCTACGCGGCCCGGTCCCTCGACGCCGGGGAATGCTGGGAGCGCCTCGGGGGTGTCACTGCGCCGGCCACCATGGGTTTCGTGCGGGGATGGGCCGTCGGCGCAATTCAGGCCCACGTCCCCGGTGATGACGGCACCGGCTACTCGATCGAGGTCGAGATGTTGTCGGGTGATCTCGAGTCCTACGCAAGCATCGGCGAGGCCAGATGCAGCCGGGCCAACCTCGCGCGCATCGGGTCGGAGATCGTTCGATTCCAGACCGCGACGCTTGGTGACGACGGGATCAGCTATTCAGTCACGGGATTCGAGCGCGGGCTGTTCGGGACCAACAGCGGGAGCCATTCGGACTCGGAGCGGTTCACGGTGCTGGACGCCAACACCGCATTCGTCGAGCTCCCCGCCGACATGCTAGGCCGCACGGTCTACGTGAAGATCGTCCCGGCGGGTTACACGGTCGACGACGTGCAAGCTGTCGATGTCGACGTGCCGAAGCGACCGGACATCATCTGGGACAACCGCGACACGGTCGGCATCTTCGACGCGGGTCTCGATCCGCTGGTGCGCGATAGCGTGCAAGGCTTCACGTCGGTTGACACTGGCGACGGCGTAGAGCTTCGTTGGCGCGAGATCACAGACCCGGCACTCGACTACTACGAGATCCGAGTTGGCGATCAGTGGGGTGGTGCGCCTGTCGAGATCAGGACCAAGGATGTGGTCTACGCCCTGCCGAGGGCTCCGAGCTTGGCCCGCACCTACCGGATCCGCGCTTACTATGTCGGTGGGATGCTCTCGCCGATCGAGGCAACCACGGCGATCACCCCGGCGACCCCCGATGCGATATTCGCGGCGGTCGAAGCAGTCGACGTGCCCGCGGAGATCGCTGGGCACACCAACACCGAGCTAGACGACGACGACTACATCGTTCTGAGCGACGGCTATCTGTCGGGCAACTACGAGGCCACGGCGGTCGATGCCGGAGCGGTTGGCGTGTGGGATTGGGTCGTCACAGTCGACACGCATCATCAGTATCTCGTCCCTGTGGATCAGTGGACGTTCCCGATTGGGTCGCTTGAGTCACACCGATGGACTTGGGCCGGACCCGAGCCGGTTCCCGGTAGCAACGGTGGGGATCCCGACGTGACGATCGAGGACTTCCCGCCGCCCGAGGAGTGGGGCCAGGGATGGACGACCGATGGCCGTGTCGGATCCACGTCGGACTTCACGCGGACCAAGATCGAGATCCGATTCGACACGACTGGATCGGACGACTGGACCGAATACGAGGAATACAAGCCGGCCCGGCGCGAGGCGCAGAAGTGCCAGGTTCGGGTCACGATGTCTCGGGTGTCCGAGGATTGGCAGCGATACGTGACGAGCATTCGCGCGGAGGCGCGCACCTGACATGGCACAGAATCTCACAACGGACATCTCGGGCCAGGACGGCGGGACCTGGAAGACGACCTACAACAACACGACCGCCGCCCTGCTGTCGAGCATGTCGGGGACGACGGAGCCCGGCAGCGGAGTCCGCACGGGTGGAACGCCGTGGCTCGACACCACGACCAACCAGGTCAAGATCCGCAACGCGGGGGATACCGAGTGGGTCCCGACGATGCGCTACCCGGTGAAGATCGACGAGCGCGATATGTCGTCGCCAGCGTCGTTCAACGCCTTTCTGACTTGCCCGGCCCAAGGCGCGACGATCGAGAAAGTCCGCATCCAGTCGACGACGGCAACGACCAGTTCCGACGGCACCGACAACTACACGTTCGATGTCTACAACGTGACCGACTCGCACTCGCTATTCGGGACGGCCCCCACGACCAACGGGTCGGAGATCGTGGCGAACACGCCCTACGACATGACGCCGGATCAGAACAACACGATCACCGAGGACGACTGTCTCGAGTTCCGCGTGACGGTGAACGGCTCGCCCACCCCGCTCACCCGCATGAGCGTCGAAGTCGTCTGGATCTGGCTGGTGGCGTGATATGGCAACCGACCGCGAAGGAACAACGATCAACGTCGATGACACGGTCTTCCCGGCCGGTGTCGTCACGGCGATCAATGGGACCGAGGTTGTTATCCGGTTCAAGCCGGGCCAGCTTGTCGCGGTCGATTCAAACTGCCTCGTCTCTGCGAACGTGAGCAGTGGTGGCGGTGGCGGCACGTTCGACAGCCTCTCGAACGTCACGATCACCAGCGTCGCGACCAACGACCTGATCAAGTGGAACGGCTCGGCGTGGATCAACTACACGCCGCTAGCTTCGCCGGCCTATCTGGAGCAGGCGAACAACCTCAGTGATCTACCATCCGCATCGACGGCGCGAACCAACCTCGGGTTGGGATCTGCCGCTACTCAGTCCACGGCGTTCTTTCTACAGTCAGGCAACGACCTGTCGGACCTGAGCGACCCGGAAACAGCTCGCACCAACCTCGAGCTAGGCAGCGCAGCCGATGAGGATGCATCGACGTTCGCGCTTTCCGCGGACGCCGGAGCCGCTTGGCAGATCGTGTGGCGGGACCATTTCGACCACCTCGAAAGCCAGCGATGGGACCCTGTGACGGGAGGCGGCGGTCAAGCGTTCCATCAAGACGCTGGCGCAGCGTCATGGCTCGACGGAACTCAGTGCTGGGGCGTGTTGCGCGCCAGCGCAGGAAGCGGGACATCAAGTTCGGATTACGGCAGCTACAACATGAACGAGATCGGGGATCTCGGCCGGCTGCTGGATTCGACTGGCGACTGGCGGTTCCGATTCAGAGTTGCGACGAACAACAGCGCTGATCTCGCGATGTCATTCGGCCTATCGGCCATTGACGCGGTCACGCTTCGCCCTGCCAATAGCCTGACGTTCGAATGCGACACGAACGCATCATCGAACATTTACGCGATAACCTACGACGGCACGACGACGAACTCGACCGACACCGGCGTAGCCATATCGACAATCGACCTCAATGGCTCCGGCGCGTTCCGGTGGTTTGAGATCCGATGCCGGTCGGGCCAGGTGGAGATGCGGATTGACGACGCTTCCGAAGCCACCTTCACCACTAACCTGCCAACCGCGGCGAACAGCTACATGACGCCGTTCATCTACGCGCAGGGGGATGGTTCGAATCACCGGTCCGGCCTGCTGGACTACGTCGACATGGCGATGCCTTCCGATGCAATGCCGACCGAGGGCTACTGATGACGCAAGTGCAGATGAAAATCCAGGGTCCATCCCGGCCGGGCGACCCTCTTGCGGGGCGGTTTGATGACCCCGACTACAGCGGTGCCCCGCCCGTTGCGGAGTGGGTCGATGCCGAAGTCATCGAGGAGCTTGCCAACGGATCGTTGCGGCTTCGCGTTGGGGCGCACCCCAAGGCCGCCAAGATCGTCACAGCGGTCGAGGGCGAAGGCGTGGGGGAGTTCCGAGCGCTCGGCGGTGTCGACCATGGCAGACTCCGCACGATCAGGCAAGCGCTCGCAGCACTACTCCAAGACTCCGACGCATCGGTGAGAACAGCCGCGGAATCGGTGGCCAGCCTGTTCGGTCGCGGCGGCCGGAAAGGCGTGGTGACCCAGCTACTCAATGTTGCCACCAACACCAAGCGTGAGGGTGGCATGCGCGTGATGGCGCTGACCCTGCTCGGCGTCATCTTGGCGCAGGAGATAGACCGCTGATCCAGGACCTACCCAGCTTCCCCGCCGACATGCTGCCAGCCTCCGAGGCCGCGCAGTCGTGGATCCAATTTGCGATGGACGCCGGGTTCGTCATCGCCGCGGTTTCGTCCGTCGTGCTGATGGTGACCGGCCATATTCAGCGCGCTTGGTCGGCAATCATGGTCACGGTGCGGTCGATACGGCACCACAGCAACGCGATGCAGTTCAATCGCGTCCGCTACGAGACCGACGTTTTGCTGGGCGAGATCATCATCGAGTTCGATGCGATGCGAGCCATGCTGCTTTGCGCTGAGGACAGCGAGTTCGTTCGACCATCGAGGCCGCAAAAGATATCCGTGGTCACATCGAAGGAGCGAGACGGGATCGTGAGCGTATTCAGCCGATTCCAGGACGAGCCCGCCGACCCTCAGTACCAGGATCTCCTACGCCAAGTGATGATGGCCGAGGAAGACCCCGAGATGGAGTGCGTGTTCCTGGTCGCGAAGGACATGCGCACAGGGTGGCTTGCCGACTACTACCACGATACCGGAGTGGTCTGCTCGGTCGTGTTCTATCTGCGCATGACAGGTCACGCGGAGTCCCTCTATCTGACGATCAATTTTGGGGAGCCGCTCAAAGCGTCGCCCGACGAGAACGGGGTGATGGTTACGCGGCCCCACGACGAGGAGACCGCCGACCGGCATATGGCATTGGCAAAGTCGCTGGCCGATCACCCCGAACGCATCCGCCGCATGAAGCGGCCACTCAAGGCCCTTTGGGGCCGGTACTGAAATGACAACCACAACCCAAGCCGACCTGTCCGAGATCATCGGACAGCAACTCACCGACGCATTGGCTCGCGTCGCCACCGGCACCGCCGAGGACATCGCGCAGATCGGATCCTCGATGGCCGCGAACGCCGCAGCCGCAGCCGCGACCGGCCGACAAGACATGCTCGACCACATCGCCGACCAAGCGCGCGCACTCGCCGAGGCTCGCCGAGTCACGATCGCGAAGGAAGGCTGGGCACTGCTGTCCGGCATCATCCAAGGCGGCGTTGGCATGCTCGCCGGCCTCGTGCAGCGCGGCGCAATGGGGGTGGCGTGATGTCGCGGGCCATCATGTCTGCGGGGCTGGCGTCGACGCTGGCCGTCTTGCTCGCGTGCGCTGGGTGCTCGACCTCGACGCTGGTCCAGTCCGCCGAGGTGCTGCCGCTTGCCCAGCGGGTGGTCACCTACCACGACGAGCACGTCGAGGAGGGTCCAGGGTCCGACGAGGCGCTCGCCCAGAGCGCGGCGCTGATCTCGGCCTTGCGAGCCGAGGAAGTGTCGCAGCCGTTCCTACGGGGCGTTCTGGATCCCGTGCTTGAGCGCTACGAGAAGCAGATCGAGGCCGATGCCGGTCTGAGCGAACTGGAGCGCAGGATCAAGACCGACGATCTGCGCATCCTGCGGCGAGTCGCTGGGGTCGAGTCAGGTGACTGACCCACTCGACGACTGGGACGACTGGTCGCGTCAGTGCCGCGAGCGCCTTGAGGCTGGGCGGCTCGAATACGGCGACAGGTCGTTCAGCGAGTCGCCTGACGAGCTTGCGCGCGAGATCCAAGAGGAAGCGATGGATCTTGGCGCGTGGGCTTTCATCTTGTCGCGGCGGACATCGAGGCTCAGGGCCGCGGCTGGTCGGCTGCGGGGGATAACCGAGCCTCGGCCCGCTGGCTAGAACGGCACATCCCCGAAGCTGTCGCCTCCAGCCGGCGCGGCGGCCGCTTCCTTCGGCCGATTCGACTGGCGACCACCGCCGCCGCTGTCATCGCGGCCGCCGATGAACTGGAAGTTCTCGATCACGACTTCGAGCTTGGAGCGCTTGCCGCCGTCCTTGCCTTCCCACTCCGAGAACTCGAGCCGCCCCTCGACGAGCAACGGGCGGCCCTTCTTGCAGTATTCGTTGATGACCTCGCCGGTCCGGCCCCACGCCGTGCAGTCGACGAAGGTCGTCGACTCCTGCTTCTCGCCGTTCGCCGTGTAGGTGCGGTTGACGGCGAGGCCGATCTTGCAGACCGCGGTCCCGCTCTGTGTGTAGCGGAGCTCGGGGTCGCGGGTGAGGTTGCCGAGGAGGATGACTTTGTTGAAGTTCGCCATGATGCCGCTGCGCCGCGCGGTGTGCGCGGCTGTGTGCGGGCAGTGTAGCGGAGCGGCTAGCTCGTCCCTACATCAAGCCCGCGGCACTGTGCGCCGAAAGCCGGCGCATGGAAAACACGCACCCGGCGCTCGCTGCGCTGGCATTCGTGCTTACTCTGATGTCCGGACCACCGAACCCAGGAGAGACCGCCATGACTGGAGTGCCGCCCGCGCCGTTGCTGCCCGATCTGATCTCGTGCGTGCCAGACCCGCCGACCCGGGGAAACCCGGTCGAGATCTGCTTCGACTTCCGTGAGGGCGACCCCAGCCCGATCGTCCTCACCGTCGAGTTCTCGACTCCGGCCGGATTGAAGTCGCAGACCATCACCGTTTCGCACGAGGATCCGTGCGAGTCGGTGGATGTTCCCAGCGATGCCACAGGGATGACGGTCAAGGATCCAACCGGCACGTCCGACACGTTCGGGCGGGTGATCTCGTCCTAGTCGCCGAGGGCTTCGCCGATGTTGTCCAGCGCGCGCCGCGCGTCGAGGCCGGCTGGAGAGTCCTCGGCCGCGACAGCATGTAGGACTCGCACGCGATCCAGGATCTCGACCTGGGTCCGCTGCACGACGGCTCGGCGTTTTTCCTCGCTGGTCACCGGAGAGGAGAGCATCTCTAGCTGGTCCTGCGCGGATAGGCCGTTGGTCGCCGACACGTCCCAATTCGGCAACCGGCACATCCCGTAGAGGCACGCGATCACTAGCAGTGCGCCAGCCAGGCCCCTGCGCGACTTCGGGGCCAGATCGCTTGGCGGCGACGGTTGGCGGTCCAGGATTTTGCGGCGGTCGGGCTCCATCATGATCTTCTCCCTGGCGACATCCTACGGATCGCAGGCCGTGCAGCCGATAGCATGGCGTCCAGGCAAGCCGCTAGGGTTCTAGTATCTCGGGGTGTCACCTAGCATGCAGAAGGCGCACAGCCGGCCGCGGCGGGACGCCATCGAGAAAAACTAGACACAGGCGCTTGTATCGGGACATCGCCGGCGGCAGACTTCGGGCATGACCGAAGAAGATCCAGTGCTGCGGATCACAGAGGCTTCCGAACTCCTCCGGATCAGCGAGAAGACGCTACGCCGAAGGATGAAGGAACCGGGGTTTCCCGTGATTCAGGTCGGCAACAGTCATCCCCGATTTCTGCGGTCGGAGCTGGTGCGCTGGATGCGCGAGGAATCGCGGAAGGGTCGATCCGCATGACGCATCGCACCGACAGGGCCGGGCGGTCCCAGTCCGCCGGTGCAGAACCATTCGCGGCGCTCGTAGCGCCGAGGGTGTTGAGACGAGAGCAGAGTAGCGCACGGGCAGCCGCATTCGATCGGGGGGTCGGGTGCAGCACTGGTGGGGGGCCG